ATTTGGTTTCTTATATATTGTCATATTTACCAATTCAAGATAAGATGTTATTAAATAAAAGGTATTATAATTTGGTCGAAAATCATATTAAAATAAAGGATAAATACAAGGATAAATTTTTTATAAACATTGTCAAAAATAATATGTATATACTTTTAAATAAGCATCTAGTGAGAGAAAATACATCAAAATGGTTTTCTAAAAAAAAGTTTTATTTTGAAAATAATAGTTTTAATAATTTATTTTCTCTCTTAGAATTTGTCTCTGTCAAAAATAAATGTAATAAATGTAGAGAAATATTAAACAAAATATCTGAAATTAACATGTATAATAAAAATAAACATAAAAACAAAATATATAAAAATATAATATGGAGTTAATTAATTTAAATGATGTGTTAAACAGGAATAAATTAGTTGATGATATTAAATTATTTTTTAAGAATTTTGAAGAAAATAAAAATGATCTCACAACAAAAAGAGGTATATATATTTATGGTAACCCTGGTAGTGGTAAAACTTCTTTTATAGAAAAAATATTGAAAGAGTTAAATTATGATATTATCAAATATGATGCTGGTGATATTAGAAATAAGTCTATAATTGATACAATAACAAAGCACAATATGTCTGATAGAAATGTGTTATCTATGTTACAAAAAAATGTTAAAAAAATTGCTATAATTATGGATGAAATTGATGGTATGAACAATGGAGATAAAGGAGGTATAAATCAATTAATAAAACTTATTCGACCTAAAAAAACTAAAAAACAAAAATTAGAAGAAATTACATTAAATCCTATTATTTGTATAGGTAATTATCACATTGATAAAAAAATTAAAGAGCTGATGAAGGTGTGTAACAGCTATGAGATTAAAAATCCTACTAGTAAAGAAACTGAAATACTATTGAATCAATTAATTCCCAGTATTGATAGTGTTCTTAAGAAAAATTTATTAAATTATATTCAAGGTGATTTAAGAAAGTTAAAATCTATTTTAAATATTTATGATAAACAACATATTTTATTAAAAAATGAAATTATTCAGAATATTTTTCAACCAAAAACTTATAATGAAGATAGTAAAAAAATTACTCAAAAATTAATCAATAATCATTTTGATATTAATAGTCACAATAATATTATGAATGAGACTGATAGAACCATAGTAGGACTTTTATGGCATGAAAATATAGTAGATGTTTTAGGAAAAGTTCCAATCAAAGAATCATTTCCTTTCTATAATAATATTCTTGAAAATATATGTTTTTCAGATTATATTGATAGAATTACATTCCAAAAACAGATTTGGCAATTTAACGAAATGAGTTCAATGATTAAAACATTTTACAATAATAAAATTTATCACGATACATTTACAAAAAAGGCCAAATTTAATCCACCGGAGGTTAGATTTACCAAAGTATTAACCAAATATAGCACCGAATATAATAATTATTTATTCATTCAAAATCTATGTTTCACATTATCAATGGATCAAAAAGATTTATTTGCTTTTTTTCTTAATTTACGAGACGAAAAAAGCGAAGAAGAAATATATGAACTTTTTGAAAATTATGAAATTAATAAATTAGATATTAATCGAATATATAGATATTTAGATAAAAATTATGATATGGAGATAGATGATGGTATGGATTCAGATATTGATATATCAACTAATATATAAAATTAGATAAAGACAATGTCAGTATAGTAATAATGTTGGTCGTAATTATTTTAACAGTTGTTGTTGTTGCTGCTGTGTTAGCATTAGTTTGTTGTGGTGAATGTTGGACTGAATGTTGTAGTGAATGTTGTATTGAATCTTATCCTGATGACCAAGATACAATTGAAAAAAAAACAGATTCACCTATACATCACGAAGTATAATTTATCATTCTATGTAAAAATAAATAGTTTAAACATTATTATCATATAATATATATGTATTTAATTATTAATCCTAGACACGACTATAAAATTCAACCTGATAATATAATACCAGAATCTTGGAATAATCTATTTTCTATAGATGAGTTAGTTATTATGAAACTACCCATAATGAATTTTGAACGAGTATATATTTCACAAAAATACATTCCACAAATATATACTGAGGAAATTGACAAAAAAACTCCTCTATTGAAAATAGAATATTGTATTATATTGTGTGATGAATGTCATTGTTGGATAGATAGAAAGAATTTTTATGGAAATTGTGATAAGTGTTATATTTATATTTGTAATGAATGCTCTAATAATAATTATAATAAATCATATTGTGAAAACTGTTATGATTATATAATTGATAACGATAGTGTTAGTTAATTATTATTAATATTTAATGTTAATAATAATTTAAGATGATTCACCATTTACATTTCTTAAAATTAATTGGGTATTTAATTTTTGTAATTGGGTAATATTATCCATTTGATCTTGTAACTGTTTTTTAAGCTCCATATTCTCTCTAGCAAGTTGTTCATAGGCTTGTTTAATCTGTTGTAATTGTCCTCCTTGTTGTTGTAATTGTCCTTGTTGTTGTTTCATCAATTCAACAATCTGGTTATTATTTAAAGCAATTGGGTCTTTACCATCTTGTTGAACCAATATCTGTCCACCATTTCCATTATTTTGAGCCATTTGTTCAGCATGCTTTCTTCTAGTTTCTTCTATTTTTACCATTTGTTCTAACACATCCGGTTTCATAATTGGTTTACCTGGACTATAATATTGAAGTAATGAATCTATATTCATATAAAATTCTTTTAGTTCTTTTTCTTTAACAAATTCATCTACTGTTTTAGTCGATTCTTTAACAAAATTTGGGTGAGGATTATCTAATAATTTTCGTTTATCAAAGGTATTATGCTCATGTGAAAATACCAAAATTACTTTTTTGGGGTCTAGTTGAACAAAAGGAACCGTATAATCCTTTAAAAATGATTTTTCTTCGGCCAAACAAGCTTCGTCATCATATCTATTTTCAATCAACTTTCTTTTAAAGGCAAATGTTCCAGCAGTAGCATGATTAGGTCCATATGGTCCAAATTGATACATTTTTTGAATATGCTTGAAATATATATATATCTCACTAGAACCAGCACATAATGCTTCAGGGTGTTCCTGAAGTTTCTGAACCGCATGACTCACTCGCTGTGGAGGGTAGTAGTCATCATCATCCATATATACAATGATATCTCCCTTACTCTTTTCATGTAACAAATTTCGTTTTTTTCCTAGTTTCATTTTTGTATCATATTTAAAATATTTAACATGTGGATGATTAATTACCAAATCTTCTACCTTATCAGTTCCATCATCTATAATAATCCATTCCATTCGGTCTTTTGGATAATCCTGATGATTAAAACATTTTATAATTCCTTCGATAAATGGTCGACGATTAAAAGTTGGAGTACAAACACTAACAAATGGATATTTATCTGTATCAATAGTTATATTTTTACTGTTAGATGTATTATTATTGGTACCATTAGTATTCTTCTTGTTTTTCTTTTTATTGTTCTTATTGTTCTTACCCATAATATAATATATTTTAAATAGTATTTATATTATATTAATTACATTTATATAATTATTTCTGTGATATTGTTGTTGCCTGACCCGCCGCTTTTTTTTCAAATGGGTTCATACCAGGTGGTATTAGATGTCTGGCAAACACGAGTGCCATAACAATTGCTATAATAGGATTTAAATTGGTAAAGGCAGCTACTATTACTAATATCAAAAATAATACTGTTAGATAATAACTATTAAACTTTTCGCCCATTATTTCCATAATTTTCTTTCCATTTAACATTGGGGGTAATAATATAAAACTAAACATTACACCTATCATTTGAATAAATGATAACACAATTGGCAGGAACCATGTCCATCCAAAGAATAGTCCCATTATTGATATAAACATACCCCAATCTTGATTTTCATTCCAGAAAACACTTACTAATGTTGGTATCCACCACATAGAAGCTATAAACATAATAAGTCCTATCGCCATTGGACCGAATATAAAGGGAACTATCGACTTCATAGAATCGGGAGCCATAGCACAGGTTGATCCGGTGAATTCTATAATGACTTTAATTACTTGTCTTAACCAAACATATGAATATTTAACCTTATTTACAAACCAATTAGATATTATTCCTCCAAAAGTATCCTCTTTACTTTCCATAGAGTAAGGGAAACCATATTTAAACATACCACTAAAATATTTATTTTCAAATAATTTACTCTCTGTAAAGTCAATAGGAGCACCACAACTACCCCCTCCAGTGTTCTTTTTCTCAGGGGCCTTTTTACTAGACTCTTTACCTGATGTTAAAAATGAAAATATTGCGGGTAGTTTAATTCCTTTTTTGGTTTCATTAACATATGGTCTTTGAGTTGGTTCACTTGGAAAGAATAAATCTAAATTTATTCTAGTAAAATAGACGAAATTTGCTCCTAATAATCCCACTATTAAAATATGTATAAATATTTGAAGTACTTTCATACCAAATATCCCCCATTCATTTTCTTTGGAACCTGTATTTTCAGTTGTTTCGGTATTTTCGGTATTTTCTGTTTTTTCTGTTTCAGTAGAACTCATATATATATTTAATAAATATAATTATAATAATTTATTCGTATATAATAAGAATATGTCTAATAAATCAAAAACATTATATATATGGGATGGAGGTGTTTTCTCACCACCTACTCGAGCAGTAGGTAAATTAGCATTTAATATGGCAACTTATTTATCCTCTAAATTTGATAATAAATATAATATAGAATACCATTTCGTTCCTACAAATAAATACTATAATAAACCTTGGGTAAGATGCGTAGAAGAAGATGATAGATTACATATGTTAAGAAATTTAGTAGAATTTATTAATAAAAATTATAATGTCCCTTCTAATATTAAATTTATAGTTAATGAATCTGAAATTAACTATGGAAAAAAACATAAGGAATCTAGAACAACAATAGAAAGTTTAAAATATTTTTCTGAAAAACAAAAACAAAATGTTTATGTATCTGGAAGCATTGAAAATATCATACAACGTCTTAAAGGTTATTGGCAAGAAACGATGAAATTGTTATTTTCTGTTAATTCAATAGTATTTGATACATTTTCAGCAGAATTAATAGGTGTCAATCAATCAGAAGACTATGTTTTAAAAAGTATAAATCTAAGTGAGTTATTAAAAGGTGCTAATGGAGAGTATCCTCAACAGGTTAATCAATATTTTAAATCTAATAAAATATCTAAAAAAGATGTTCAAAATTATATTGTCTCCAACAAAAAGGAAGCTAAATTTAATGGATTAAAAAAAATAATTATGGATAGAATTACATTTTTACCTAAACATTTAGTTCCAGAAGCATATAAGGCTGCGGCTGGTAACCGTGTCCGCGAAGAATTAGATGTTTATTATTCATCACTTAAAAATATACAAAAATTCACTACACCCGGAATAGAAAAATATATTACAGACAAAAATCTATATGAACATTGTAAGTCAAGATATGTTGATAAGTTAATTAGTAAAAAAACTAAAAAAAGTAGACATCGAAGTTCCAAAACTAAAAAAAGAAAAAATAAAAAATAAAAATAAATATATTAAATACTCTTCAATAATATATTTATAATGAACAAAATTGAATCTGGTGAAAAGCTTGATTTTAATAATGTTTTAATTCGACCAAAGCGTTCAACAATCAATAGTCGTTCGGAAGTTTCTCTTGAAAGAACTTTTAAGTTTAAACATTCATCGTTTGAATGGACGGGAGTGCCAATTATCGCAGCCAATATGGACACAACTGGAACATTTGAGGTATCTTATTGTTTAAAAAAACATAATATGATAACCGCATTACATAAATTTTACGAAAAAAATGATTATATTGTTTCCCAGGAGTCAATAGAATATAAAAATGGTGACAATAATTTAATGGTTTCATCTGGAATAAGCGATAAAGATTTTGAAAAATTAAAAGATATTATGAGTGTATATAATTGTAATTGGATATGTATTGATATAGCAAATGGATATATTTCTAATCTAGTAGAGTATTGTAAGAAAGTAAGAAAAGAATTTCCTAACAAGATTATTGTTGCTGGTAATGTAGTAACGAGAGAAATGGTTGAACAACTAATTTTAGAAGGTGGTGTAGATATTGTTAAAGTTGGAATTGGTCCAGGTAGCGCATGTACTACTAGAATTAAAACGGGTGTAGGAATGCCTCAATTATCTGCTGTATTAGAATGTGCAGACGCTGCTCATGGAGTGGGTGGGCATATTATTTCCGATGGAGGAATAACATGCCCAGGTGATATGGCAAAAGCTTTTGGTGGAGGAGCAGATTTTGTTATGGTTGGAGGACAATTTGCTGGACACGATCAAAATCCTGGGGACATTATCGAAGAAAATGGTAAAAAAATGAAAACTTTCTATGGAATGAGTTCCGATAAAGCACAAGAAAGACATTATGGTAAAATGGAAAAATACAGAGCTTCAGAAGGAAGAGTTTTAAAAATTCCTTACAAAGGTGACTTAAATGATACAATTCTTGACTATTTAGGGGGTCTTAGAAGCACATGTGCTTACATTAATGCCCCAACAATTAAACAAATGTCAAAATGTACAACTTTTATGCGTGTTTCACAACAAGTAAACTCATTTTTTTGTTAAGGATATAATATATAGATAATTATATGGACGAAAAAATATTTATCTTTTTTGTATTTCTAATATTTATTTATTTTATCTATCAAGAATATGGTTTCCAAAAAAGTATTTTCTTTGGAAACAAAGAAGGATTTACTCCTCAGGATGTTGAAAATATAATTCAACCGCCTGGTTCCAATCCAATTGGAACAATGGATCCAGAATATTGGAGAGAAACGCAACTTAAAGTTGTAAGTAATGGTTACACTGAAAAACAAATCAACAATTTAAAACCATCTAATCCATCTCCTTTAATTCAGAAAAATGGAAATTATCAAGATATGTTAGGAGATTATCCAACCGCTGAAAATGGAAATTATATACTACCAACTACAGAATTTGGTCATCCAAATGACTATAAATTTACGGTAGACTATCCTTGTAGAAAAACAGCTACTGGTATGTTTACTGATTGTGGTGTATATTCAGCTAATTTAGCTTGGTCTGCGAATCCATATAAAGGTCTTCAATGTAAATTGCATAATACAAAAACCCCAAAGTTAAACGCTAATTATAAGGAAAATGCTGAAACGAAATATAAACATGGTGATTTAAAAAGAGGTATTTCTAGCACAGGAAATAGTATGTTAAGATAAACATATAATTAATCAAATAATTTTAATTGTTTAATTATATTTAACGAGCATACATTAATCCACAATTTCCACCAACAAATGTTAATATATTATATCTTTCCTCGTGAATGGTAAGATCATAATTATAATCATAAATCATCCAATTGGATTTATTAACACCAATAATTCCTCCTCCTGATGGGTCACATATTGTATAAAACTGTGCTGACGGATCTAATGGAGGTTGATATGTTGTAAATTCTAATTGAATATCTTTAAATCTACTCATATTAATTGCTCCAGATGGTTGAAAGTCAAATGGATCATTGGTCAAAGCAAAACTATAAGAGTATAAACCATTCCTTGATACTCCTGAATCAGCTCTATATTTTTCTACATATTGATAAACACCAGCATCCATAACATTTTCTCTATATTTTCCATCTAATAAAATACCTAAATTTAATAAAATATCTTTTTGATTAGCAGGTGTATAATCACCTGATATATAAATACCGGTTGGGTCACCATCTAAAGGGTCATGACCTGGTCCAATACCAGCACTAGCAGTTGGACCACATGTAGGAAGACTCCAATTACCACTAGCATCGGCCAATACCGCTTGTTGTGGTAAAGTACTATTATATGCCCAATTTGAATAATTTGACCATTCATTTCTTAAGTTAACATCATTTCTATTAAAAGTCCAAGTCCACGAAGCAACCATACCCATAGTATTATCCAATTTGACTTTATGAGTTCCAGTAACATTATAATAATTCCATTGATAAATGGATTTAAATAAATACCTTTGTTCTCTAGCAGCAAAAAGTTTAGATTCCTCTTCAGATAAAAAGGCATATGTTGATAATAAATGAACATCCGCATTCCAGTCAGTTCGTCTATCTACATAAGAAGCACCTGGTCCTGATAATCCATTTAATGATATATCCGGAGGTGGTTGTAAAAAACGATAAAATCCTTGTAAAGAATTATTCAAATTTGCCTTAATGTAAGGAAACATATTTGTCTGATCAGTAATATCACGAATAACATACAATTCATTCACGGGACGAATACGAACATTTATTTCCAATTCATTGTATTGTAACGATACTAATGGAAAAGCCATTTTAGCTGCTAATGTAAACCAGGTATTTAAAGGGACATAGATTTTTCTTCCTCTAATAGATGGTTCAGGTCCTACTGGATTATCAGTATAGTAAGCATTTGGATATGCATTAACTTTTCCATTTGTATTTCCTGGATCATATAACTCTTTGGTATGACCAGTCATTTCTTCATATAAATCTCGTTTACTTAAAGTAAAATCTCTTTCGATCAATGCTTGTAAATACTGTCCAGTATATCTATTTAATATTTGACCACCAACAGAAATTTCTATTTCCTCAATCATTAATGTTCCCACATTTTCAATCCACTTAAATTCATACGGTGCCCACATATCAGAACATGTTTGTGGGGGATATATTGGACTCCAAATTGTAGGTAATGTTACTACTAAATATGTATCCATTAATAGTTCAGCATACCGTTTCATTCTAAAAGTAAAATTTGACGATTCTGTCATCCTAAGATTTCTTAGACCATCAAAATCAGTTCGAAACTTTTGTAAACCAAAATTAGTATATTTTTTATATGTTGTTTTGAAAAATGTTTTTGAAGGATTTCCATTTAAATATACATTTTGATTTCCATAAGATACTATGTTTAATAGACCTCCTGCCATATATATATACTTATCTACAATATTATTTAACTTCATTTTAATGAATAATTATATTTAGTGAAAAAACGACCAATAAATTTAATAGTAGAATTTTTTCATAGTCTAATATAAGTATGAAAGAAAAACCTAGTCAACTTATTTCAAAATGGTTGAAGACAGGAGATAAAACTGTCGCAATTAGATATATGTCCTATTTTATAATAGCTCTTTTAATATTTGGATTTTGTGGTTATGCTGTTACTAAGATGAGATTAAATGATGCTAATTGTAATAATCTCTCAAAAATATATACAGGTTTCCCAAAATTATCATCTTTTAATCCTGATAACGCTGCCTATAAATATTTACTACGAGACTACTACATTAAAACAGCATACAATTGTTGTTGTGGAGGTCAATTTAAAAACGATTGGGTCAATGTTTGTGCTTTGAAAACTTGTATTGCTCAAGGTGCGCGTGTATTAGATTTCGAAATTTATTCCGTTAATGACAAACCTGTAGTTGCTACATCTTCTGTAACAAATTTTCACACAAAAGAAATGTATAATCAAATTCCATTTGAAGATGCTATGAATATTGTAAATTCTTATGCCTTTAGTGGTGGTTCCACACCATGTCCAAACGATCCATTAATATTACATTTTAGAATATCTAGTAACAATAAAAAAATATATGACAAGATGGCGGATACTATTTATTCCACAATTGAATCTAAATTATTAGGAAAGGAATATAGTTATGAATATACTGGCCATAATTTAGGAGCAGTTCCTCTAAAAGAGTTTTCTCAAAAAGTTATTATTTCAGTTGATAGATCTAATCCACTTTTTGAAGAAACTCCCCTCAAAGAGTATGTTAATATTGCTTCTAATTCTATTTTTCTAAGAGCAGCCAGAGACTATGATATTAAATTTACTCCTGATTCATCAGAACTCATTGAATACAATAAAAAAAATATGACTTTATCTATGCCTGATTTAAGTGCTTATGATACTAATCCATCCGCTGCGTTAAATTTTGGTTACGGATGTCAATGGGTTGGTATGTGTTTTCAGAATTTTGATGCTAATATGGAATTCTATAGTCTATTTTTTGACAAAGTAGGTCATTCATTTGCTCTTAAACCTGAACACCTTCGTTATGTTCCAGTTACTGTTCCTATTCCTCCTCCTCAAGACCCTGCTAATTCATTTACTACAAGAACTACTGCTACTGATTATTATTCGTTCAGTGTCTAATTTATATAATACTTTTTCTATATTTATTATATAAATGTCTTCCTGTAAACCAAAATTATCCTTAGAAGAAAAAGAATTAGACATATTACGAGATGCTGTAGACATAGCAGAAAAAAGAAAGGGTAAACAAACTGTAAGCGACCCAGATGTCAAAAAAATCATTGGAATTTTAGAAGATTTTCTTAAAAAGAAAAAATTAATATGTTATGGTGGAACAGCTATTAATAATATATTACCATTAGAAGACCAATTCTATGATAAAAATATTGAAATTCCTGATTATGATTTTTATTCACCAAATGCTTTAGACGATGCTAAAGAATTAGCCGATATCTACTACAATAATGGATTTCAAGAAGTAGAGGCTAAAGCAGGTGTCCATTATGGAACATATAAAGTATTTGTCAATTTTATTCCTGTTGCTGACATTACTTATTTAGAAAAACCCCTTTTTAAAAGAATACAAAGAGACGCAATCAGAGTATATGGTATTTTATATTGTCCTGCTAATTTTCTTCGTATGAATATGTATTTAGAATTATCTAGACCTGCTGGTGATATCAGTCGCTGGGAAAAGGTTTTAAAAAGATTAATATTATTGAATAAAAATTACCCTTTACGAGGTAAACATTGTGACCCAAAACTATTTCAAAGAGAATTTGAACGAATAGATAGTGATAAACAAGCACAATTATACTACAGTGTTCGTGATGCGTTTATCGACCAAGGTTTAGTATTTTTTGGAGGATATGCTAGTTTTCTTTATTCCTCTTATATGCCTGCCAAGCAAAGAAAAATGTTTCAAAAAACTCCCGATTTTGATGTGTTAGCTGAAGAACCTGAACAAGCTGCTGTTATATTAAAGGAGAGATTAGAGGATTTTGATTATAAAGATGTCAAAATAGTAAAACATGAAGGTATTGGTGAGTTGATTGCTCCTCATTATTCTGTTCGTGTTAAAATTAATAATATAGAAGAAACAGTTGCTTTTATTTACAAACCATTAGCTTGTCATAGTTATAATGTTATTAAAAAAGGTAACAAATCTATTAGAGTTGCTACTATCGATACTATGTTAAGTTTCTATTTTGCTTTCTATTATAGTGATCGCGAATATTATGACGAAAATCGTATTCTATGTATGGCTCAATATTTATTCAATGTTCAACAAAAAAATAGACTCGAACAAAAAGGATTACTCAAAAGATTTAGTATTAATTGTTATGGAAAACAAGATACATTAGAAGAAATGAGAAATACAAAGGCGTTAAAATATAAAGAATTAAAGGGAAAAAGAAATTCAAAAGAATATGAATCTTGGTTTTTGCGTTATATCCCATTTGAAGAAAATTTAGATAAGGAAGAAAAAAAACTTGAAAAACAAGTTAAGAAACTCACAAAACACAAAACTACAAAACATAAGAAAAAGAAGACTACTAAAAAGAAGAAGACTAGAAAAAATATTATTGAATTTTTTGATATTATTTAATTTTCTTCAAATAAATATATGAACAATAAAATTATTTTTCTTATATTTTTATTTATAATCGTAATCTCTATTTTTTTATATTATGATACCAATAAGGAAGGTTTCGAATCCTATACTAATTGTATTGAACAGGGATATCCGATGGATTTCTGTATTAAAACACCAATACAATCACAAGTAGACAATGGCTATTGTAGTTGCGCCGATGGATATTTTGGTTCATGGCATATGGGTGATGGTAAATGTTATTGTTATTTATTTAATGGATTATTACCCCATAAAATAACAAGACCTTTTCAATCCAAACCATTTGATGGTTATAAATTATTAGAAAATTAGTTTTTATCGAAATATTTAAACAGTTAGATATAAAATTATATCTCTCCATATATTTTTAAATACAGAAATATGTTGTCTAATAAATGGATCTTTCCTCCAACTTTCAGGAAATAATGTGTCGATTTTTAATCCCAATCTGAAAATATAAACCAATATTACATAGATAATTTCTCTCAATCTAAAAAATAAAATATCTAATAGTCCCCAATCATTTACATAACTACACATATTATTACTTTTATTCGTTTCAAAAAAATTATGAGTATCCATTAGTCCTTCTAATAATCTTGGATAAATATTCTTTTCATGTTTTATAAATATCATCTTTTTTATCTTATCCAAACTCTGAAGATTTAAAAATATAATCTTTCTATCTTTTTTTGGTTTGAAAATATGAGGAAATGCCCCGTCTATACAACCATCGTCATCTGTTAATTTTTTATCTATTAAATACGGAACATAGAGAGATTTTATTAAACAATCTAATAAATCCTC